GCTGGCTAAGCGTATCCGCTGGACCATCACTTCCTGTAACGAGGTTCTGTTCGACGACTGGAGCCCCTACGAGAACTTCACTGTCGTCCCGTACTTCCCTCACTTCCGTAACGGTCGCAGCGTAGGTGTGGTGGAGCAGCTGCTTAGTGTGCAAGAACTCCTGAACAAGACCGTCAGCCAAGAGCTGCACGTAGTCAATACCACGGCGAACAGCGGCTGGAAGGTCAAGAAAGGCGCTCTGACGAACATGACTGCCCTGGAGCTGGAGCAGCGCGGAGCTGAGACCGGTCTGGTCGTGGAAGTCGCGAACGATGTGAACACAGACATCGACAAGATCCAGCCGAACCAGATCCCTAGTGGTATCGACCGCCTGAGTCAGAAGGCAGAGGCGTACATTAAGGCGCTCGGGGTATCGGACTACATGCGCGGTGAGGCACGTGAGGATGTGTCGGCTAAGGCACTTGCTGCGAACCAGACCCAAGGGAAGACCGGCCTAGCCCGTGTGATGGACAACCTGAACCGTTCGGACGTGTTCCTAGCCCGTGTGATTCTGAGCTGCGTGCAGAACTTCTACGTCGAGGAACGTGTGCTGTTTATCACGGGTGGTGACGGGAAGGCTGACGAATCTATCACCATCAACGAAGTGACCCCCGAGGGTGAGATCGTCAACGACCTGACTATCGGTGAGTACATGATCACCGTAGACAGTGCGCCGGCTCGCGAGAGCATGGAAGACAGCCAGTTTGAGCAAGCCCTGGCACTGCGTGAGCAAGGTATCTCGATCCCAGACCGGGTGCTTATCCAGAACAGCCGCTTGCTGGACAAGACAGAGATTCTGGAGGAAATGGAGGCCCAGGCGAATTCGCCGGAGGTACAACGTCGCGCCGAGGCTGAGATCGCACAGCTTGAGGCCGAGGTACAGAAGACCCAGGCCGATGCACAGCGGCTGGTCGCAGACTCTCAGAACAAGGCGGCGCAGGCTGAGCAGAAGACAGTCAGCGCGTCCCTCGAAGCACAGAAAGGCGGGGATATGTCGCCGGAGGAAGGACGCACGATCATTGAGAAACAGCGCCTGGAGTTCGAAGTGCGGAAGCACGAGGACGAAATGGCGCTCAAGCGGGAGGAAATGAGTCTGAAACGTGAAGAAATGGCGCTTGAGCGCGAGCAGATGCGTCTTGACGCAGTAACCCAACGTCTGCAAGCTAGGCAGGCAGCAAAAACTAAACAGACCGGAGAATCGGCTAATGCATCGTAATAAATTGCTTCCGTTTGCTTACTACATGGCCCCTGCGAAGGAATCCACGGCTGATTTCAATCTCACTCAGGACATCAATACAATCCAGACAAATTCTGGCGATCTAGGTGTCGAGCCAGAGGGTGATCGCGGCGACGACTTCGATGCCTCTCTTTTTGAGGAAGAAGACGATGCCAAGAGTCGATCTGTACCGGATACGAAGGGCAAAGGCAAAAAAGAAGGCGAACAGCCGGAGGGTGACGACACTGACGACGGAGACGACGCCGATGACGGAGACGCCGATGACGCCGGAGACGACGACACCACCACTGACGAAGCCGTCGACAAGGTAGAAGACGAGAAAGATAAAGCCAAGGAACCGGCAAAAGCCGACGATAAAGGCAAGAAGACCAAGCCAAACCGCGCTGACAAGCGCGTACAGCAGCTTTTAGAGCGTACAGCGGCCCTAGAGCGGCAACTGGCTAAACAAACCGGCAGCGAGGCTATGGCGGCCTCCCTGGCTGATCTGGAGACGCAATCCGGTGTGCTGGAGAAGGAATACCACAAGGCGCTGGGTGAAGATCCAGAGAAAGCAACCACCCTGATGCGTCAGATACGCCAGATCGACCGTAAGATTGCCCAGATCGAAGCTTCCGCAGAGGCAGAAGCGACTGTATCGGAGCGCTTCGAGACACGTGATCTACAAGCGGTAATTAATACAATTGTCGAAGATCACCCGGAGCTGGATAAATCCAGCGACGATTTCGACCAAGAAGTTGTGAATGAGATCAATGCCGTATTCACCGGGCTGATCGCTACCAGCTCAAGTAAAGCAGCCGCTATGCAGAAAGCCGTGCGGTATGTACTTGGTGAAGCCACCACGGAAACCAAGCCGGCAGTTCTCGGCGACATCGACAAGAGCGAGGAAGTACGCGACAAGCGCCAGAAACAAGGACGTACCAAGACCACTGACGCTATGAACCGCCAGCCAGCCAGCCTGTCGAATGTAGGTAAAGCAAACAGCGGTGATGTAGTGAACAAGATCCGAAGCATCAAGGATGTCGAGAAACTTTCGGACGATGAACTTGCAAAACTTCGCGGTGACGACGTTTAACGCAAGATAAGGCAGGATAAAAAGCCAGGGTATTGCGCCCTGGCTTTTTTACGTCTATATTTCGTGCATGGACTTATCGTCCCCCTCGCGCCGGGCTGCGCAGTGCCCACCTCGCCAATGAGTGCGTAACTCATACCAGTAAGATCCCCCAAACGAATTTCTATCCGATTACTTATGGAGAGGCACTGTCATGACCAATATGACTAACTTTGCCGCCCTCACAGAAGAGCAGAAGACCGTTTGGTCGCTGGACTTCTGGAGACGAGCACGCAATACCAGTTTCATGAGCAAGTTCATGGGCACTGGCCCGAACTCGATGATCCAACAAATCACCGAGCTTCGCCGCGACGAAAAAGGCGCACGCGCTGTCATTACCTTGCTATCTGACATGCAGGGTGACGGTGTTGCAGGCGACCGCCAGCTGGAAGGCAACGAAGAAGCGCTGACTTCGCATGACAAAGTGATCCAGATGGATCAACTGCGTGACGCGAACGTTCAGGAAGGCCGTATGGCTGACCAACGCTCCATCGTCAACTTCCGTAAGACTAGCCGCGACATGCTGGCCTACTGGATGGGCGACCGCATCGACCAACTCGCTTTCCTCACCCTGGCCGGCGTTACCTACGCTCGCCAAAACAACGGCGTACTGCGCCCTGTGTCCGACCTGCCAAACCTCGCGTTTGCCGCTGACGTAGTTGCTCCGTCCGACAACCGCCGTCTGCGCTGGAACGGCACCACTAAGGCGCTGGAAGTTGATGCTGCCACTACCGATCTGGAAGCTACCGACACGCCGAGCTACGCTCTGCTGGTGGAGCTGAAAGCCTACGCCAAGTCCCGCTACATCCGGGGTATGCGTGGTGACGGCGGCGACGAGCTGTATCATGTGTTCCTGTCTCCGCAGGCCATGGCGAAGTTGAAGCTCGACCCGGACTACATCGCCAACCTCCGCAGCGGCTTCATGCGCAGTGAGAAGAACCCCCTGTTCGCAGGTGGTGTCGTAACCGTCGACGGCCTCGTGATCCACGAGTTCCGCCACGTCTACAACACTTCCGGCCTGCCGACCGGTTCCAAGTGGGGCTCTGGCAGCGACGTTGAAGGCTGCGCGATGTTGTTCTGCGGCGCTCAGGCGCTGGCTGTAGCAGACATCGGCAACCCGATCTGGGACGAAAAAACCTTCGACTACGGCAACCGCCTCGGCATTGCAGTAGGTAAGATCTTCGGTATGCTGAAACCTCAGTTCCCGAACATCTACGAAGGCAACTCCACCGAAGACTTCGGCGTTATCAACGTCTACGTCGCTCAGTAAGGGAGGCGATAAAATGACTACTCGTATCGACAACCATCGTCAATGGCAGCTGTCGGCAGTTCAGGGAGTCGCCTTCGACGACATCCTGACCGCTGGCTTGTCCGCCATCACGATTGAACTGCCGCCCGGCGCTATCATCGTCGGTGGTGGCGTTCTGGTAACGACCCCATCCGACGCCGCTGGCGTAGCTGTTCTCGACGTAGGTTTGACCGGTGGCGATGCTGACGCATTCGTCGATGGCGCAGATCTCAAGACTGCGGCTTACACCGCATTCGAGACGGGGGTAGGTACTTTCCTGCCGAACGGCGGCACTATCACCCTGACCAGTGCGGCTAACACCGACGATGCTGCAAGCGCACTTCAAGTCCTTGTCCACTACGTCGTGGTTGGACGCGGTAACGAAGTGCAGTAACCTGTGTGAGCAGACCTTCGGGGGGTTTCGGCCCCCCTCTTTTTACCTGCTCTGATATGACTAGGAGAAACGCATGAGCGTCCCACAAACTATTCTGTTCGTAAGTCTCCGCGATATGGTTGTCTCGACTCAAGACGGCTATGCCATCCGCTTCAAGGCTCAACATCCAACCCCCGTCCCGAACTTCAAGCGTGTGATCCAGGCAGTGCAAGCTGCCGGCTGTGTGCCATACGATGAGATCACGAGTGGGGAGAAGATCAAGATCAAGACCGTGGAACAGGGTCGTGACGAAGAAAGCAGCGAGCGTGAAGTGGCTCTGGTAGCGGCTATGCACGCAATCATCGACCGTGACAACCCTGTCGACTTCAACCGTGCAGGCTTCCCACAAACTCGTTCTTTGGAGACTCTCTCCGGCCTGGAGAAAGTAACCAACGTCGAGCGGGACCGTGTATGGAAGAAGTTCCAGACCATGCGCAACGGGCAATAAACCATGTACACCACGCCTGCGGAACTCATCCTGGCTTTTCGTCGGGAAATGCATGACACGGTTGCCCCGTACTTCTGGAGCAACCCGGAGCTGTATGAGTACATGACCCAGGCAGAGTTGGTCATTGCACAGCGTACGATGTGTATCCAAGATCTCACCTCAGCCGCTACGTTGTATGACGTGGCGGCTGATGAGGCGGATGTAGTGATGCATCCGTCTATCTACCGTATCCGCGCTGCTTGGTGGCTGGAGAACGGTGGTGAGTTCAAGCTAGAGATCAGATCACTCGATGACATGATCGCACGTGGGTGTAGGGTGAATACCCAAGAGGGTAGACCGAACGCCTTCATGACTGGCGCTGTTACCAATGGCGCACGTCTGTACCCTATCCCCCAGAATGCAGGCGAAGTA